GCTTGCAATAGGTGCCAGCCGTGGCCGGACAGATCGTCAACGCGCGCCACAGGGCTATCGACCGCCGCGGCGACCGTGCCCGCCGTGTCCTGCCACAGGTGCGCGATCTGCTGAACATCATAGAACGCGATTGGTCCGGTGGTCAGCGGGTAGATCGGCAAAGCGCGAAGCCGACTGCCAGCCGCAGCGGAGCCGCCTCCGCCTCCGCCCGGCACATAATCGCTGAGCCAGCGCGTCCAGAGGATTTTCCAATTGCCGTTGAGGCCGTTATCGGCGGGCGGCTCATAGACGCACTTGATATGCGGTGCCCCGATGCCAGCCGGAATGACAACCGATGCGCCGCCATTGACCGTCACGCCAGCCTCGTATGGCGTTATGGTGATTGCCTCAGCGTTCCCGTCAGCGGTGTTCGGCCCATAGACCGTGCACTCATAGGTGCGGTCGTTGAGCGACTTGTCCGTAAGTGATCGATCGACCGAAAGCGCGAACGTGAATCCGGCCGGCGAATAGAAAATGCTGACTTTCTTGTTCTCGGGCGAGTTGCCGACGATGATCCCGCCATTATTGGCGAGCCCGCCCAGATCGCGGCCCTTGCCGGAAATCTGGACCGGCATGTGGACCTCGCCGCCGCTCAGCCTGATCGAGACGCCTTGCAGCGATACCGGCCAAGTGGGCGTAAACACCCCGCCGACGACCGAGTGCGAGGCTGGGCGCTCGATCGCGGAGAACTTGCCGCGCCCATCGGCGGGCAGCGCAGACGCGACCCCGAGCGTGGTTCCGGCACTCTGACCATAGTCGATCAGCGACCAGAAATTGTTCTCCATGTGATATTGCGGGACATAGATGCCCTGCATGGACTCGCCCGCAGTGCCTCCACCCGTGCCGAGCTGAATATCGCACAGCACTTGCTCGCAAAGCAGGGTGCCCATGATGGTCGGCGAGAACAGCGCGGCGTAGCGAATCCCGATGCCGCCGCTAAGCAGCTGGACCTTCTCGAAGGTCACGTTGGCGAGATTAGCACCCCACAGATCAAGGCCGCCGCCCGCCATGATCAAGAAATCTTGGCCGGTTGCCTGTGGCTGCCACGGCCAGATATCGACCGTCAGCGTATTGGCCACGAGATCGACTGCCGGGATCGCCTTGATGACGCCAGGCGAGCCGGTTGGATAATGCGCCCCGACCGTGCCGAAGTGAACCTGATCGCCAATTTCAAACCAGCGCGGATCGATGCCAGCGGGAAGCGGCAACGTCATCCGATGGCGCTGGGCGTCGTCGCCGTTCGAGCCGTTGCGCACACCGCCCGAGACCACGCCAGCGGGCTTGACCGTGTCGATATTGCGGGTGCCGCACTGGATGAAAACGCACTTGCCGAAATGGGCGAAAATGCTGTTGTTGGCGTCCGAATATTCGTGATCAGCGCACGCCCCGTAGCGCAGCGCTCCTTGAACGAAAATGTCGCCCATGTAGGAAGCGCCAAGCCCATAGAATTTCATTCCGTTTTTGATCAGGCGGTCACCATAATTGCCGCTGTTCAGCTGGGTGTCGGTGCCGCCCCAAAGCTGCCACTCACCATAGCAACGGTAGTTTCCGTTCCTGACCGAAACGAGGTCGTCCATGCGTTCCATGGCCACGAGGCGGCCCGGATAGATCGGGAAGGAGTTGCGATTCCAAGTTGCCGCGCCTTCCGGGGCCGCTCCTTCGGCGACGGTATCAAGCACGAAAGTGCGCGAGCAGCCGAGGCCCAGCGCGTTCTCGAACGACATGCCGTAAAGCTCGTTCCGATTTTCCGCGCACCAAAAGACGTAATCGCGCATCGCGTCGAGCGAGTCGGAGCAATCGGAGACGACCTCGGTGGCCAGCTTGGGCGCGCCGGTCGCATCGACCGCCTGGCACATGAAAGCCGTGATGTAGAGCCCGAGCGCGCCAAGCCAGCGCCAGCGCCGCCCATTGTGGCTCTTGACCATGGTAAACGGATGGGCGGCGATCTCGCCGTCCGTCAGTTCCGTGTCCTCGATCAAAAAGCCCTCGCCCACACCCTTGCGGTCAGAGCCCGCGACCGTAATCATATCGGTGCCGTTCGGGATATCGATTCCGCCAATGTCAGTAAAAAGCCCGATGGCCATCACGTTACCGCCCGGGTCGCCCTTTTCGCCTGGCGGCAAGCTCAGCGCCGTGCTGGCCAATTCGGCCATGACCCGCGAGACCGTTTTGATCGATCGCCCAAGGCGCGAAATAACCGTCGAGCTGGGGCCTGTGGGCGGCCCGTTGACCACTGCGGAAAGCGTCTGCGCGTCCGTCTCGGCGGCGGTGATCTCGTCGGTCGTGAGGGTCATTAGGCGCTCCGGGCCGGTTAGGTCCGGTCGAGCAATACCCTAGATGCGCGTGGCCCGGTAGAGTTCCTTAATTTCCGCTGGCCCAAGCGCGCGCCCGATGAGCCTAAGCTCATCGGCCCGGCCCTTGAATCCGTTGAACGCGGTGAGCTGATGGAGCGCCGCGCGCGGGCCCACGCCAGCGCCGCCCTGGACCATCTCAACCTCGCCATCGAAATAGATCACCAGCTCGTCGTTGTCTTGGTCCCAGACGCCCGCGACATGATGCCAATTGAGGTCCGGGATGACGGCCTGCACGGAGCTCTGGCCGGGGTGCCCCATCCCGACCGTATTGTCGGTCACGGAGAAATATTCGGTATCGCTTTCGAGGATTGGGCTGACGCCGCCCGCGAGGCTGGTCATTTTTATCCACAGCGCCTTCGTGTAGTTTGTCGCTGGCGGCGAGAAGGCCGGGAACGTGACCGAACGCCCGGCTGCGCCGCTATAGACCAGCTTGCCGCGATCGGTGTCCATGACCGTTGTGGCTCCGCCGGCCGCGGTGCCATCGCGCCCATAGGGCGAGTGATCGACGAAACCGGCGTCGAGGAACGGCAGCCAGAGCTTGAGCGTGTCGTTCTGGTAATAGAGCGATGAGTAATTGACCGCTTGCAACTGATAATTTCCGCTATCTTGCGCCGTCTTGTCGGTCAGCAAAAAGGCGCTTGAGCGCGGGCTGTTATTGGGCACGATCTGATAGGTCGTCCGCGCATAGAGATCAGGGTCGAGGGCCAGCGCTACCGTAGGCGCGCGCGCTAGCACGACCTGATTGTCATCAGCGCCGGCCGTAATCGCAATCGAGTCCACGGTCGCGTCGGGCAATTGCAAAAAGATCGTGTAGCCAGCCGGATTGCTGAGATCGACCGGCTGGCTGAGCGTCAAGGTCAAGCCGACTTGGGACTGCACCTCGCCATCTTGGGTATCGGCGCGCGTGTTATCGGCGACCAGCACTCGCTCACTGCGAATCGTCGGCGCGGCTTCGCTCAGTGCCTCGAATTCCGTTGTTGTGTTCTGGAATTGAGTTTTGTTGAAAATCCGCCAGGCGAGCCAATAGGCCTGCCGGTAGCTCCGCACGCCGTGCGCCGTCACCTTGCGCGGCTTGCGCGCCGAGCGATCGGCGGGAATGTAGATCGTCGCGGGCAGCTCTTTGGCCGGATCGATATACTCAAGCTCAACCCCGTCATTATCATCAAGAGGGCCAAAGCGGATCGATCGCGTCTCGCTGCCGGGGCGCTTGTTGCGGTGATTGAACAGCAGGGTCGAGTCCTCGGTCGGGCGCTCGAAAAGCATCCTGATCAGCGAGCCGCGGCGATAGACCTCGCAGAAGCACGCTTGCGCGATCGTATGAGCCATTTCCTCGAACGAGGTATTGTCATCGTCGAACGTATAGCCAAACTCAGTCGACTCGCTGTCGTCGAAATAGGCGCTGGCCTGGCCCAGCTCATAGAAGATCGAATCCAGATCGATCTCGCCGAGCTGGCGATTGCCAAGCAGCGGATCGCGGCAAACCTCGACCAGAATGTGCCCTGCGTATTTGGTCGCCGCCGCCGAGCCGAACGTGATTCCCGATCCGCTGTAGATCGGCACCTTGCGTGTCGCGAGCAAGTTAAGCCTGCGCTCCTTGACCGCCAGCGCGCCCTCGGTGGCAAAGGTGCGGGTCCGGATGGTCGTCACATTGCCGAAATCGGGCTGATTGACCGGCCCCATGCCATAGAGGTCTTGCCATTTGATCTCGTCGACCACGTTGCCTTTGAAATTATAGTCAGATGGCGTCGTGCGTCGGCAGCGCACCGATTGACGGCCAGGCGTGCTCAGGCCGCAGATCAGCGTCTTGGCGCGCAAGTCCTTGGTCTTGTCCGCGTTGCCGTCCACGATGCCGACAAAGCTCTCGGGCGCGCCGATCGGCACATCAAGCAGATTGACCGGCGTCGACTCGATCTCGAAACTGATCGGAAAAGCGGTCTGATTTTTGCCGTCATCCTTATAGAGGCCCTGCAAGGCCACCACGTTGGCGACGAGAAAATGGGTGTTCGGGTCCTCGACGATGAACGGGCCGATCCAGTTGCCATTGTTGGACGTGGCGATCGAGGCGCTGAGCGGATTGGTGCGGCTGAAACGATAGCCGGGCAGATAACCCCAATCGGCGCTGACCGATTCGGGGTCGTCGAGCACGATATGATCGGCAAATACCCCCGTGACCGTATATGCGCCGTCCAGTCGCACGTCGATCAGCGAGGGCGCGTAGATCATATTGATGTTCTGATTGGCCGCCGAGGAGCCAGCGCCCGCGAGATCGCCGATCAGCCAATTGGGATTGAGACCCGCAGGGTTGACCAGCTTGATCGTGCCGCCGCCAAGCCCATCGGCGGTGACGGATTCGATCTGATAGATGCCCGATAGATCGACAGGCCGGATGGTCAATTGAGCTGCTCCCCGTCGCGGAGCCGCGGCCTATAGGGCGGGTCCGGATAATCCGGATAGGTGGTGCCGCCCGTGATCGTGCCGCCGCTGCCTCCGCCATCATCGACCTGAAAGACCGCCCCGGTGATCGAGATATATTTGCCCGCCACAAAATCGGCGGTGGGATCGTAGCTGGCAAAATCGAAACCATGCGCGTGCGCGATCGCGGTCGCCTGCTTGGCATCGGTGCCGGTTGCGCCGCCGCCGTCGCCCGCGTTTGCGATATCGACCAGATCACCCACATGGAAATAGTCGGTAAAGTCGATCAAGCCCGAGGCCGAGCGCACGATTCCGCCATCGACGAATTGCAAGTCGCGCGTGGTGGTCAGCGCCTTGTTATTAGGGCTGAGCATCGTCTGGCCGTTGACTTCGTTGAGCTTGGTGACGTCGAACACCGGATCGCCGATCGCTGACCCGATCTGCAATTGCGGCGGCGTCATGTCGTTCGGACTGCTATAGGGCGCATAGACTGCCGCGCTGGCCAAATCGATTTCGCTGATCAGCGTGTCGCCATCGCGAACATCGCTAACATCATAGGCCCCGCGCCCGATACACATATAGGCGATCTCAAGCTCGCGATGAGTGTCATAGATTCGATACGGCACTCCAATCAGATCGGGCGTCGAGCGCACTTGGCCATAGATATCGGGAATCCGGCCAAAGAGCCGCGGCTTATTGGAGCGCTGCGAAAGTCCATTATTCGGGCTCTGCTGTTGCTTATTATCCAGCGACGGAATCTTGGGCATCAGCAACAGCGAGGCCACGACGCCGACCACGATCGCGATCACGGCGATGATTGCCGTGATCGGATCGCCCGGATAGACAATGATGGTCAGCTCGTCGAAATCGGCCAGCCGTTCGACATCATGCGCGCTCGCCGGGGTGACATCGCGGTCAAGGGACGGCAGGCCGTGGTAGATGCGCGCGCTGGCGGGCCAGGAATCGAAACGCTCCATCAGGAAATCGCGCACGTCCGCGACTTGGCGCGATTCCCACTCCTCGCTAGGAGCCAGCGGGTCTCGGATCAGCGTTACGCTTTGCATAATAGCGGACCTCGCTGTAGCCATAAATCGCGACATCGAGGCACTCGAAACGCACCCCGCGATCGTCAATATGCAATATCCGACCGTTCCTGAACAGCCCGGCGTGGGGTACGCGCCCCGGCCTGATCATCAGCACCACGCAGGGATTCACGGGCTTGGCCACCGGATGGAAATAAGGGCCCGGACGACCAGTGACGCTGAGCTGCAAATCCTCACCCGTCAGATCGCGCCAGGCCTCCGCCACGAGGTGCCAGCAATGGTAGCGCTCCCGATCATAGACGCGCTCCAGATATCGATCAGTGGAGAACCTCAGATCGTGCCTCGCAACATCGGGAACGTCTCAAGCCGATAGAGCTGGCCGGTTCGATTTGCATTGAGCTGAGGCGCTTTGGCGTCGAAGCTCACCCCCTCGGCGTTATGCGCGAAATTTCCGACCTCAAGATGGATAGGCCCAAAGATTGGCGCGCTCAAATCATCACCCCGATAGGACCAATAGCGCACCTTGGGCTTGATCAGGAACGCGCCCGCCTCCGCCACCGCGTCAACCTCGATCGGCAACACCTCGCCCAGATCGCCAAGATCGATCGAAATGGCCGAGTCCAGATCGTCCGACTGCGCCAGGCGGCGCACGCGCACCGGGCGATAGATGAACGCTGTGGCGGGCATTGCGCCAATCGGCGGATCGGCCGGCAGATCGACCACAAGGCCGTCGCGCGCGTTTCGCACAATCCGATAGGCCTGCGTGAACGCCGGATGGGTTATTTCCAGCAAGTCGAGCTCCGGCGCGTCGGCGCGCGAGTTGAGAAAAAAGTCGGTATAGCGATCGCTCATGGGTCTCTAGTCCCAGCGCGGCATTTCGACATTGACCAGCCGCGCGAGATCGATCATCCAATCCTCCCAATCGGCCCCTAGCTCGTCCCAGAGCATCAGCACCTCGGCATCATAGTCGGCAGACAGGATCGGCACCACATCGACCTGAGCGTCAACCGAATAGGTCATGCCACTCAGCCCCGAAAGCGCAAAGCTGCCGGGAATCATCTTGGCCGCAAGCTGACGCGGGTCCGGATGATCAAGCACCGCCTCGATCAAAAATGGCAGCGCGCCTTCGCGGATCGCGGTCCAGTAGAACGCGCACAGGTAGTTGAAATCAGCCGGGCCCACGTTCCAATGAACGGCCAGCGTCGAGGGCGTGTTGAAATAGTCGAGCCGCTGGGCGCTTGGACCCATGCCGGGCCGCGCGCTCAGCACCGTATCGCCACGGCTGACCGAATAGCCGCTCGTGCTGGGCGTCAGGGCCATGACCGGCAGGCCGCCGATCGGGGCCGCGCGAGCGCTGACCAGCGCCGCGTCCGCGCCCGCGTCTCGCGCCGGGGCCACGACCTCAAGGCTGGCATCGCACGAATGGGTCTCGCCGCTGACTCCGTTGAGCGAAAAGCTGCCGGGCACAAACTTGGCCTCGCACTCGATCGGCACCGCTTGACCAGCCAGCAGATCGATCAAAAACGGCGCTGAGCCGTGATCGATCAATTGGCGATAGAACGCACCCAGATAGGCAAACTCGGCGCGATTGAGCATCCAGCTGGCCTTGACCGCGAGCGGCGCACCGAGCTGATCAAGCCGTGTGCGCGCGTGGCCGCCGAGCACCGGCTGGCGCGCGACCGCCGCCCCGGCCTGAGCGCCATAGCGGGCTTTTTCCGGCGCGAGATCAAGCTTGGGCTGGGGCATCAGGGCCGCTTCTTGCCGACACCATAGTGCTGCGACAGAGCCTTTTGAGTGCGGCTATTGGATTGGCCCATGTCGTGCGCCACCGCCTTTGGACTGTCCTCACGGACCACCCGGCGCGCGATGATCTCAACGTCCTGATGTGTCGGGCCTTGGCGGGTCTCGATCTCGACTCCCGCATAGTTGTGGATCGTCACATTGGGCGCTCGCGCGATCCCCAGAGTGTCGTTGGCCGAGCGCGTGCGCTGATCAAGCCGCCCGCTGTTGATCGCCTCCAGCAATGGCCGATGGCGCGCCGTCGCGTCCGCGTGCACGACGAACTCCTGGCCGTGCACGACGCCGGCCGGGGCATCGCGCCGCCCGTCGCCCGTATAGCCGCCGTCCATATAGCCGCCTGAGCTTGGAGCCGTGATGCTGCTGATCGCCTGCGCGATCGTGGCCCCTTGGGCAAATGCGGCGGCGATGAACGGGATATTTTCCGGGAAGCCGATCGACAGTGCCTTGGCCACGTTCTGATAGAGCGCGAGGCTCGCGCGCGCGATCGTGAACGCTTTCTCGACCGCGAAGGCCGCACGGGCCAAGGCCGACTGCTTGCCGAACGCCGCCGAGGCAATCTGATACGCGCTGTCGGCGATCGATTGCCCATAGCTGAGCTGGAGGTCGCGCCGGGCCTCATCGATCGCGTTCATGTTGTCGTTATATTGCTGGTGCGAGGCCAGCATTTCGGCCTCGTATTGGCGCTGAATGTCCAGCAAGGTCTTGTGATAGGTTTCCCAATCGCCGGTCTGCAAAAGCGCATTGTCCGCGTTCGCGGTGTTTTGATTTTTCAGCGCTTCGAGCTGGTCTTGCTGCTGGGCATAGCGCGCGGTCTCTTGCTGGCGCGCCGCCAGATCGGCGAACGGCCTGCCGCTGACCGGGTCCCGGCCCGGCAAATCCTTGAGCACATCGGAGGCTGTCGCGCCCAGCTGCGCGACGCGCGAGTTGAATTGCGCCTGGCTGATCTCGCCCTTGGCCAGCAGATCATTGAGCGCCGCGATCTGCTGGCGATAATCCTCAAGCGGCTGCCTGATGTCGGTGAGGATTTTATTCTCGCGATCAAGCTGATCGCCGAGCCGATAGCGACGGTCGATCTGTTCGTTTTCGGTCTGGGTCAGCGCCCGCCCGAGATCAGCTTCCTCCTTGATCGTCGCGTTGCTGATCGCGCGCTCGACCGCCGTCTTGCCCAGCCCGGCGCGCAGCTCGTCGAGCGGGGTCACATAGGCGTCGCGGAAATGCTTGGCGATATCGTTCGCGTCGGCAACGGTCAGCGCTTTAATGACTCGCGCCGCGTCCGTGGCCTTCATGGCCTCGCCGAACTGATGGCGATATTCCTCCATCACCTTGGCGATCTTGGCCGCCAGCGCTTGGACGCGGGGCAATGCGGTCGACTCCGCCGCCGCGATCGTGCGCTCGACGAAATCCTTTTCGTTTTTCGCCACCTCGGCGGCTTTCTTGGCCGCCTCCTCGGCCTCGCGATAACCCTTTTGCTGCGCGCCCACGGTGTCGATCGCGACCTTGGCCGTCAGCGGGTTTACCGGATGGCCGCCGACCCGCTCCTCGTAGTGCAAATGCGGGCCCGTGCTGTCGCCGCTGCCCGGCGCACCGCGCGCACCGCCGCTATAGCCGATGATGTCACCCGCGTTGACCACATCGCCGGGCTTGACGTTGAAGCGCTCCAGATGGCCGTAGCGTGTCGTCACGCCGCCGCCGAAATTGATCTGGATTACATTGCCGTAGTTGCCTTGCTGGCGTGCGAAATCGACCGTGCCGCCCGCGCGCGCATAGATGGGCGTGCCAACCGGCGTCGCGATGTCGACTCCCTGATGGGTGTGCGGACCGACACCGACGCCGCTTTCGGTTTGGCCAAAGCCGGTAGTAATCCTGCCGCCGCTGATCGGAAGCGCGAGCACCTGTCCGTTCTTTTTCGCGTCGGTCTCGGCCCGGCGCGCGGAGTCGATCTTGATCTGCTCTTGCTCGTGCAAAAGCTGGGTCTGCTTGGTCAGCTCAGTGGTGAGAATCCGATGGGCCTTGACCTCATCGCCGGCCGCCCGCGCTGCGGCAGCGGCAGCCAGCGCGGCTTTCTTGGCCTGATCGATCAGGCCGCCCGGCCCCTCGTATTGGCGCTTGATATTGTCCGCCGTGTCGCGCTGTCCGGCCTCGACCGCATAATTGGCCAGCGCGTTCGCGTAGTCGCTCGCCGCGCCCAGCGCGTCCGCCTTGGCCTTCGCGATATCGGTGGTCAGCTGGTCGACTAGTTGCTGCGCCGCTAGCGCCTGCTGATCGGCGGCGGCACCCACAACAGTGCCGCGATTGGGATCGGCCAGCTTGACCGCGAGGCGCGATTTGGCCAGCTCAAGATTGGCCTCGGTTTCCTTATAGATGCGCTGGAGCCGGGCTTGCTCTAGCCCCGCGTTCTCAAGCTCGATCTGGGCCGAGGTCTTGTTGGCCTCATTGGCCTTTTCGATCGCATCGTGGTTCTTGCGCAGCGCCTCCTCGACGCCCAGCAGCGTGTGGGCGAAAATCTCGTGCGCCTGGCGGGTGGTGTCGGCTTTCTTGGCATTTTCCGCGAGCTTGTCCGCCTCCTCGTGCGCGGCGTCGCCCGTCTGGCGGAAAGCAAAATAGAGCGCCCCGACCGCGACGGTGACAATACCCAGCACGATCGCGATGGGCGCGAGCGCGGTCTCGGTAGCAGCCGCGCTCGCCACGGCGGCCTCGGCCTCGCGGGCTTCGGCGATCGCGAGCGCGTCCTCGGCGATCGTGGCCTCGGCGGCTGCGGTCGTGACGGCTTTGCGCGCGTTGGTCATGCGCAGCGCCGCGGCCTCGCTAGCTTTCGACGTAGTGGCTTGACGCTGGGCCGCCTCGGCGAGCGCATATTCGGCATCCGCCGCTGTGACATTCGCCGCGGCGCGCTCGGCGGCGGCTCGCACCGCTGAGGCGGCGGTCTGAGCGTCGGCGGCGGCAAGCGCCAGCTCGGCGTCCTGCGTTTTCTTGACGATGCCCAGCGTGCTCAGCAGCGCGTCCCCATAGGCCTTGAGGCCTCCCTGCTGGGCGATGCCCTGACCCAAGATGCTGAGCGATCCCGGAACGCGGCTATAGTTACCCCGCGCCAGCTCGCGCGCGACCACGATGGACTCGCGCATCGCGGTGGTGTTCAGTCTCACCGCCGTGGCCGCCGCCTCGAATCCAGCGGCCTGTGTCATCGAGGCCTTGGCGGTCGCCTGAGCGGCGGCGGCCATCGCGCTAGCTTCCGTCGCCGCGCTGCGGCTTTGGCGGCCCAGCGCCCCAGCGGCGGTCCCGGCCCTAGTGGCCGCCGAGCCGATCTGACCCAGCGAGCCCGCGCCGGTCTGGCCCGCGCGCCGGGCATCGGACTCGATACCCGCTAGTTCCTGACTGATCTTCGCCCGGCCCGTGCTGACGCCCGAGGGATCGATCTTGGCGATGATCGTATATTCAGGCATCCCGCCGACTCGCCTCCCGCTCGGCCTTGATCTGCTCGAAACGCCACTCGCGCTCCGCGCCGTCGAGCTGGCTTACCACGGCCCAAAGGGCGTCCGCTAGATTGGCACGCAGATGATGGCGATCGGCCCACTCCATCGCGGCGGTCCATGGGATCGGGCCATCGGGCGGCCGGCACGATACCAGATCGCGATAGGCGGCAAAAAACAGCTCGCCGCCATAGGGCACATCGGGCTTTTGGTTAAACCAGTGATCGTCGGGAAGTTTGCGGCCTTTTTTCTTACCCGCCTCGACCGAGAAGCCGTCGCGCTGATAGCGCAGCTCCCATAACAGCCTCTCGGTTAAGAGTTTCCCATCCGGCTCGCATCAAGCTTGCGCGCGCTGGGTGTGAAATTCCTGACATTGACGCAAAAGCGCCGGAACGGATCGACCATATAGTTGGGCAGCGCGCACAGGAACTCATAGGCGTTCTCGGGCGTGAACGGCACATCGTTGCCGTCCTTGTCCTTGGGAGCCTTGGCCCAATCGCGGATGCACGCCTTGGTGATCAGCTTGCGATCAGTCTCGCGCGCTTGGTCGATCTCTTTGCGGATTTCCTCAGGCGTCGGTTTGCCGGTCTGCTTGCGCGGTTGGTCGGGACTGTCGTCCTCCTGGCTCAGCGAAAACTCGACGCGGGCTTGGAAAAAGTCCTCGTTGTCGTCAGTCGCGGGCGAGACCACAAAGCCCGGCTCGCCCTCAAGCTCGTCGAAAATATACTGGCGCGTCGTCTCGCGCGTGATCTCAAGCGCCTTGAGATGCGAAAAATCAACCATCTGGCCCTCCGTGAGTGAGGGCTAGGCTGG